TTTCGCTCATGTTTACACCTCGGTTATGTCGATCCCAAAACGGTCTTTCATCATTTTTCGCTTGTTGATATATTCCCTGGTCCGCGTGGGCCGGCTCTTTACGTCCTCCACCACCTTTTCCCATTCTCCCGTGTCAACGTCCGGGATTGTGGCATATTTTAAAACCTTGGGGCGGTAGTATGTAAAATCGGCCTTGTAGCGGATCGCCCGGACGCGGCGGCCCTCTGTGTCTGTGTATGCCTCTTGCAAAGTGAAATCCACCTGCAGGCGGAGGTCCCGGATCTGGCCCTGGTTTTGCAGGCTGATCAGGGTGTCGTACCTGCGGGCCTCTTTCTGGCTGTCAAAGTGCAGCACATTCCCGGACGGGGTGATCCGCTCGGTTGGGCTGTTGTGGTACTTCCTGGCCTTTTCAGGATCCTGCGGCGCGACGGCGGAGGGCATAGGCCCCCGCCGTGCTTGCTGCTCCATGTACTTTTTCATGGCCTGCGCCTGGTATTTTGGCGGCAGGTCGCTGACGTTGATGGCCATTTATTTGCCCTCCGGCAGTTTCGGTTCTCTCGGTCTGCCAAACAAAAGGGCGCCAATATATGCCTGGGTTACCCGGATCGCCTCCTCCGTGGTGGCTCCGGCCCCCAGTGTGGCCCGCATAAAGATCAGGGACATTTCTGCAGTTGCTCCCAGGCTCTTTTCCAGGGCCTCAATGTTCGGCGCTTTGTTGTTTTCCATCGGCGTCCACTCCGTTCTCAATTTCGACGTATTGCCAGGACATTGGCGGACGGGTCAGGCCGAACTCCTCCAGTTTCCTGGGCACTTCGTATTTTCGCGGGTCTTTTACGATCCAGCCGCAGAGGCTCCCGCCGGGGCCGCCGGCGTACTCCACCAGATCGCGCAGCGGGACACAGGACTGTTTTTCCATCCCGGCCAGCAGGTTGGTTTTTACCCACCCGCCACAAAGGAACTGCCCCTGGATCTCTCCGGTTCCGCTCACATAGACCAGCACCAGCATGGGCCAGGGTTCCGTGCCTCCGGCTCCGCCGCGTGGCATGGTTTTTCTGATCTCCATGGTCTTTTCGCGGGTCAGGATCTTTTCCCACCATTTGGGTTTCATGCTCATAACCACAGCGCGCATTTTCCGGTCCTCACTTTCGATCTGACACCGGAATAATACGGCATTTATCCACCGCAAACTCCGCCACATGGTTCAGGGCGATACAGGCCAGCACCACGTCCGCCATAAGGGCGTCCGCGTCCTCCTGGCCGCGTCCCTCTCTGTTCATGGCCAGCAGGTTGTTGGCCAGGACGTTGCCCAGGTCCTCCAGGTTCTTGGCCGCTTCGATCCACCGCTCTTTCGGCAGGGTGTACCCGATTTCGATTTTTTCCACGGGTCACACCTCCCACGGGAACGCAGAGGCGGGGAGATCCGGGAAATGCTCCCGCAGGTTGCCCTTGTAAAACACGGGGATCTCGTTCTCCTCGCAAAATGCGGCGATCTGGTCCACCCATTCCCGCAGGGGCGCCACCTTGTTGGCGCGGTTTCCGGTTTCGGCCCCCAGGATCACCCACTGGGGCAGCCCCTCCGCGTCCTCCATGGTCACAGGCCCCAGCAGGGGTTCCATGGACCAAAAGGCGTTGATGTTTGCCCAGGGCATGGAGTACATGGCCACGGCGTCCTGGTTGGCCACGGTGGACCCATACCAGAAGTTTTCCCCATGGGGCAGCAGGGCCATGTGGTCCAGTTCCATGTATCTGGCCGGGTTCTTGGTCAGGAACAAATAGCGGTGCTGCGGCGCCCGCTGGCAGGCGTCCAGGACCTCCACGATCCAGGACGTGGGCACCCACTTCCCGAACAGGTCCGCCATGCTGCACACGAAAACGGTCTGGGGTTCCGCCGTCCGCTCCGGCAGGTTCAGCCGGTAGCGGTGCAGGGTAGGCTCAAAGCCGAACGGGTACGGCGTGGCCTTGATCTTGCTGTCCAGCACATGGAGGCCGCCAGGCATGGCCTTGTCGTCCTCCAGGCCCGCGTCAAAGCGGTGGGCGGTGCGTCTTGCGTAGCAGTAGGGGCAGCCATGCCAGCAGCCCGTGACAGGGTTCCAGGACATAGTGGCCCAGTCAATTTTCGTTTTATTCATCGTCAGGATCTCCTTTCCATTCGTTCACGATACAGTCCCGGCAGTTGCAGTCCGGGCAATAGTGGCACAGATCGAAACCGTCCTTGTATGCGGCCCGGATCAGGGCCTCCAGGTCCGGTATGTTGATCTGGCGGTTGGGGCGGATCAGTTCCACCACTTTGGCCAGGTAGTTGGCCGCGTCCCAGTCCCCGAAAATCAGCGCCGGTCCGTCTGGCTCCATCGTTTCCGGGTTCATTGGCCAAATGGCCACGCTGCCGCCCTCCGGGTCCGCCTCCCATTTTGCTTTGGTTTCGCTTTCTGTCTGGCCGTCGGCGCCGATTTGCCGGCGGCCCAGGTGTGTGGTTCCCACGCCTATGCCGATCAATCCCATGTTAAAACCTCCCCAGTGTTTTATACGGCCACAGCCTTTTCAAACTCTGCCATTGTCCTGATCTCTCCGCCGCACCACTCCGGCAGGTTCGCCCGCACCAGGGCGGTGGCGAACGGAGGCGGAACAGCGTTGCCGCAGCGGGCCACCTGCTTGGTCTTGCCGTAGACGTTGCCCTGATAGTCCCGCTCGATCTTGTAATCATCCGGGAAACCGTTGGCCCGGTACAGTTCGCGTGGCGTCAGCATACGCAGGCCAATGTCAGCCATGAAATACCAGGCGCCGCCGATCAGGAACAGGATCACCTCGTTGTCCTCCAGCTTATAGCCGCAGTATTCATTCAGGGCCGCCCGGATCTTTGGCCAGTTGCGGAGATCTGCGCCCGGCGTTGCCTCTGCCACCTCGGTGGTGACCACGCCATGGTGGCCTCCGCCGGCGGTGATCGTCTGCACCGGCTCGGTGGCTGGGCCGCCCAGGTTGGTGCCTTTCATCTTGACCAGGCTGGCCAGGGTGACGCCCTCCCGATCTTTTGCCATTATCGTGTGCAGCGGCTCGTTTACGTCTTGCCCGTGCTGGCAGGTGTTGTAATACTTCGTCAGGGTGGCCGCCGCTATGCCGTAGCGGTTGGAGGCGTCAATGGTCATTATGGGATCCGTGACAGCCTGGCCCCTGACGTGTTCGGACTGTTCCGTGTGATACTGGATCATGGCCGGGCACACCACGCACTCCTCCGCCTTGGAAACCTGGGTGTGGGTCGGCTCGGTCACGCTGCGGCCTCTGTCCCCGCCGCTGGTCTGGCCGATTGCGGCCAGGGTGGGGGTGATCAGCATTTGATGGCCGCCGGCGCCGCTGCCGGTGATCGTGTTTACCGGGTCAGTGATCGCCGTTCCCACGGCGTTCTCGTTGTTGTGCATGGTCAGCGGGGCCATGACCGGATTGGCCACGCCATACCCGTGCTTTGCCGTGATTGTCTGGAGCGGGTCGCCCAGGCTTTGGCCCCGGAACTCTCCGGCGTGGTTCACGATCACCAGGAACGGGTTGCCGGATTTGATCACAAACTTGTCCACGCCACGGGTCATGCGGCGCATGGTGTTGGGGCGGAGGGGGCGCTGGGCGTTCAGGCCGTGTTTTTCACGGACCTGCTCCCGCGTGTCAAAGATGGACGGGCAGGGCAGGGTCCAGTCGATGATCTCCGCCGCGCTGCGCCACGGCTTTTTCTTCCCGGTCTTGACTTCCGGGCTGTCTGCCGGCGCGTGGGTGGGTTCTGGCCATGTGATCGGCAGGCCGTCGCACCTGGCGATCAGGAAAAACCGCTTTCGCGTGGTGGGTGCGCCATAGTCTGCCGCCACCAGTTCCCGCCATTCCACGGCATACCCCAGGTTTTGGAGTTGTGACAGCCATTTGTGGAACGTCTTGCCGGTCAGCTTTTTCACCGGCTTGCCCTTGCGGACGGGTCCCCAGGTCTGGAACTCCTCCACGTTCTCCAGCATGATCACGCGGGGGCGGACTGTACCGGCCCAGCGCAGAACGATCCAGGCCAGGCCCCTGATATTCTTGTCCACAGGCTTGCCACCTTTGGCCTTGCTGAAATGCTTGCAGTCAGGGGAGGCCCACAGCAGGCCCACCTTGCGGCCTCTGCACACTTCCACGGGGTCCACGTCCCACACGCTGGCCTGGTAATGCTCGGTGTGCGGGTGGTTTGTCCGGTGCATTAGGATGGCGTCAGGGTCGTGGTTTATGGCCACATTGACCACCCGGCCCGTTGCCAGTTCAATGCCGGTACTGGCGCCGCCGCCGCCGGCAAAACTGTCCACTATGATTTCATCCAGGAAACTGATCTGCGCGTTGCTCATTTCTGGCCACCTCCCAGGATCCTGTCGATCTCCTCTTGGGCCGCCGCTTCGGCTGCACAGTACGGGCATTTCCCGCCCATCCATCCGGGCAAATAGCTGTTGTGGCACTTGTCGCACAGCACGGCGTCCGGTTCTTCCTCCGCCAGCTGGGACATATAGCCTTGCAGGGCCATAATTTCGTACATTCTGACGTAGGACCCATAACGGGCGCTTGCCAGATCCA